TTTGACCTGATCTCCTTTTATAAGATCTTTCATCCTAGCATACATCTCAGGTTTCTCATTATTATCTGTAGCATCTATACCTCTTCCGTAGATCATATCTACGATACCATTTATACAACAGGAATTTGTTGGACTACTTAAGTAAAGGTTTATTAAGTTGTCAAAATAATCATTGTTTTCTCCATAGGTAACCCAGTCTTTACTATAATGCTCTTTTATCTCTGGTGTAGTATAGCCCTGTAGATTAACAACTCTAATATTATTTTTATATGTTTTTTTTCTACTCATATTATATTGTTATATATTTCTGTCCTGAAGGTGAAGCAGTATGTTCATCGTACTTACCTGTGTTTAATGTATGAGGAATAGTTCTATCTGTTTGAGCTGTACAATATGCTTTGTCTCTGTATAATAGATTTCCTGATCTTGTTACTTCTATATAATACATTTTACTCTCAGACAAGATACTGAATGTACAAGGTATTTCTATAAAGTTACCGCTATAAGTAGCAGTTAAACTTGTTAGTGTTTCTGTTTTTCTAGTACCGTCTTCAGTTATTTTCAATTGAACATTACTATCTTCTAAATAAGATCTAGGTATAATCTTAATTGTTTGTGAAGTCGATACTGGTAATAGTATTATCATATATAGATAATCAAAAAAAACCTATTTTGTTTTAAATAAAAAAGCCCCACTAAAAAGTGAGGCTTTTATACAAATCAAGAAATTATTAATTTCCTCCTCCAGGTATTCCTGATGGATCGTCATCAACATCTACATCAGTAGCAACTCCAGGTACAACAGTAATTGTACTTGCGTCTCCTAAAGTTAATTGAGTATCTGTTTCAGCAGTAACAGAAATAAAGTTAGCAGGTTGTCTTTCTTGTCCAGATAAAGTTAAGTTATATCCGCTTAAATCACCCATTGCAGATCCAGTAGAAATAGTTCCACCAGTTACATCAGCTCCGTGTTCATTACCTACATAAAAGTAGTTATCATTATTATCTTTTACAATAATGTGTGGTCTTCCAAAAGACAACAATTTAATTTCTTTGTGGTCTTTTAATGTTAATTTAGGTAAAACTAATGTTAGAACTTGCTCAAAAAACGTTCCTCCTGTATCGGTAGAAGAGTTAATTGTTTGTTCTAAATTAGAATTGCCTTTAAGATCGTATCTGTAAGCAGAAAGTCCAGATCCAAGTCCATCAATTTCATCAGTGTTTGTACTATCATAAGCAACGTCAGTTGTACCATAGTTAATGAAATAAACGGCTTTTATACCTCCTACTGAGTCTTTACACGGTCTTTGTCTTCCTTGTGTTAAATCGCAACTCATAATATTATTATTTTTTATATTAAAAAGGCGGCGCTAGCCGCCCTTTTGTTAAACATCTATTTTATTTATTAAGCGTTTACTCTGTAAACGATATCAGATCCAATTCCGTATTGAACTCCACTTGTAAATCTCATAATTACTCTTACATTTTGAGATCCATCTAAGTCAGCCATATCGATAACTTTCACTTCATTATGGTCAGATAATAATCCTGTTCCAAAGAATAAGTTAGATTTTTCAGCTGCAACAGCAGTATCATCAGCTAATCCATTAGCAACAAATAATTTAACACCATCAAAAGAAAGTGATCCATTATTCCACCATTGAGTTCCTTGAGAATTTACACCGTTTGCACCTAATCCAGAAGCACCAAACCCACCTAAGCTTCTTACATAAGCTCTAGCGATGTTTTGAGATACATATACATACATATCTTCTTTTCCATATAATGAAGATGGAATTGCGTCTACGATAGAACCTAATTCAGCGATTACGTTAGCAGAAGTAATTGCAGATCCAGTTACATCAATAACATCAGAATCAGCAGCTAATAAAGTAGAGAAACCATCAAATTCACCAGCAGTAGCGTTAACACCACTCCAGATATTTTGCTCAGTTTTCTCAGCAACTTTAGAAGCAACGTGAGAGATTAAGAAGTCACTAAATTTAGGAGGTAATTTATCAAATGAAGAATATCCCATTTGAATAGCTTCCCAGTCTGAACGGAAGTCTTTCTTACATAGCTCTATGTTAACTTGGAATTCTTCTGGTTGAAGGATTCTTTCAGTTAATGTGATTGTGCCTGTATCAGCAAAGTCACAAGAAGCGTTAGCAATTAGTCCACTAGAAGAAACTTTTTTCATTACTTCTTTGAACTTTACGTTTGGTTTTACTGTAATTCCACCATTGTCTATAGTAGAACCAGATAATAATGCAGCAGAGATATACTTTCCAGCAAACTCTCCAGCATAAGTACTTGTAATTGAAGTTGTAGTAGCCATTTTTTATTATTTATTTATTTATTAATATTTATGATATTTTATTTAAAACCCTATCCATTATAGTTTGAGGTCTCTTTTGAGCATAAAGATTTAAGCTCTTTTTTTCTACAGAAGATTCTGGATCGTGAGCAATAGGCTCAACAGCAGGTTCTTGAGAAGATAATTGTTCTGGAACTTCGTTCATTTCTTCTTCGCCTTTAAGGTTTTCTATTAAAGCTTTCATTTCTGCCATAGCTTTTTCTAGATCTTCTTTAGTAGCGTACTTGTCCATTGGATCTTCTTTTACCTCTTCGATAATTTCATCCTCTTCTAATTTTTTCTTATCATCATAAGAAGCTTCAACTTCATCAGACAATTCTGTTTCTGATTCAACTGCTTCTACTTCTTTGATTTCTTCACTTAGAACAACTTCTTGTTCTTTTACTTCTATTTCAGAAGTTTCATTTTTAGCTTCCATTTCTGGAGCTTTAGAGATGACTTCTTCACTTAGAAGTACATTTTTGAATTTCTCTACTATTTCACTTGCTTTCATAATAAAATTTTATATATAGTTAATTAATTAGTTATCGATCTGTTGTATTTTTGGTTAGTTAGCAGCACTACAAGCATCACAATCATTATATAAGGTTGCTGATTCTATATGGTGTTCTCCGCTAGCAGAAACATTGAGTACAGTATAACAATTACTGTGTCCTGAGTTCTCAAACTCTAAGTAGTACACGTTACCAACTACAAGTTGAGTATCGTGTAAATGTATCTCTTTATGCATTGAATGACCACATCTTTGTACCCTATAATAATACTCATCTCCAGAAGGACTTTCTCCTTTTATTTTGCCTATTCCTTGAGCCTGTAATGAACCATCACAACACTTTGTTGAATAAGTTCCGTTAGCACATAAACATCCCCTTCTGTTTGATCTTGGAGTTGCATTTCCAGGAGTTTTAAATCTTCTTGCCATAAACTATTATTTTATAGGTACACAGTTAGGTACTTTTCTTCCATCTTTATCTTTCATTCCTATTTGCTCATATCCTTCTTGACAAGGTAATTTCAAAGAATGCTTTTCACAAGGCATATACCATATTCTTCCTTCAAATTCGTGTTCGTGATGACCTTGACATCCAAAGTCTTCAGCTGCTATTTCAGCTGACTCTATTGTAGAATAAGCAAGTCTATCTCCAATTATAGCATATTCCTCATCAACTATCATAGACTTTAATTCTAACTCACCTAGTTCCCTTAACTTACCTCTTGACCAACTTAACGCCGCTTTACCTCCCCATAATAAGTAAGATATAGTTCCGCAAGCTTTACTATCATTAGGATCATAATAAGTCTCTGCTCTACTTAAGTAACTGTACATTCTTTTTATAGTAGATAAAGAAAGCTTTTCTCCTCTTGCTAATTGTTGCGCTCTAACCTTACCTACAGAAGTAGCACATTTATTATTTACTTTCTTATTAAGTTCAATACCTCTTTTAGCATTATTTCTTACTCCGGATCCATAGTCGCTATAAGTTTCCATATCGACTTCTAATATATCAGTAAGTTCTTCTATAATAGATAAAGCTTGTTGTTCTTGATCTTGTTCGTATTTAATTGCATCTATAAAATGCCCTTCAATAGAAAATCCTTTTACTTTACCAGACTTAACGTAATTATTCCAAACATCATCATTATTAACCTTCATAGATACCATCCAAGTACCTATAGGTAAGTTAAATCCGTACTTTTTAGACTTGTCGTGATTCTCATCCTCTATTATCCAGGACTCGACAACAGAAAGTCCATTAAGTTTAATCTCGTGTTCTAAAGTAGAATTATTCTGATTACCTTTAGTCAGAAAAAGCTCTGAGGCTTTTTTGACAGTATCTTCACTGAAATATATGTAATATTCTTGCTCATCAAACTTCCTGAATATCTTCTTGTTGGGTATTAAAGCTGGCCCCATTATTATTTTTTTATCCTTATCTACTTCAGCTAATTTTACCTCTTGAGATTTAAGAGCAATAAAGTCTTCTTCTATTGCAGGATTATCAACTATTGATATTGCTTGTATTCCAGCAATATCACTTTCTTCGTCAATTATTAATTCTATTATTTGTGCTTCTTCCATAATAAGTAAATCTTTTTTATAGTATTTTGTTTTTATCCTATTGCAGAACCTGTTATAATGTTTCTGTCTAATTCTTGTGCTGTACTTACATCATTACTAACCACATAAGCTTTGACGGGTTCACCTGTTCTTTGAGCTACAGTTTCAGCTAGTTGCATTTGAGTTCCTGTACCCACTATGTTGAATAACGGTTCTTGTTGTGCTGGTGCTGATGCACCTCCACCTCCAGCAGATCCTCCTGTTGAAGGCGCTGATAATGCTGTAGGAACAAATTGAGTTCTAGCTATTGCTGCTACTTGAGCTAAACCAGATGCTATAGCTACAGCTTGAGCTATTTGCGCTCTAATAGGAGAAGTAGGATCTCCTATTATAAGTTGAGATCCATAAGCTAAAATACCAGTTCTATACGTTTCTACTAATGCATTAACTATCATTGCAGCCTTCTGTAATTTAAAGTTCTTTTCTGCAATTATGTCTCTTTTTTTCTGTAACGCTAATTCATTTGCTTCTATTTGTTTATTTATGTTTTCTTTTTCTTTAGCAGAAAGATTTTCGTTTCTTAGACGTTCCTTTAGTTGATTATTCATTAAAGTAGTCTTTCTTTCTTCTCTAGACATTTCCGCATCCATAAACATATTACCTAGATCAGCAGCCACATTTGCTATACCTTGAATGTCTTCTAACAATTTCTCAAGCTTACTCTGTTCAAAATCAATTAAAGAAGATTTTAAATCTGCTAATCTTGTTTGTAATTTAATACGTTCTTCAATAGACAGTCTGTCTGATAGTAAAGCGGTTTCTATAGAACTTATTTCTTTCTTTGTTGCTTGTTGTATTAATTTATCTTTAAGTAATTCAAATTCTTCTCTTCCTTTAGCCTTTTTCTTTAATGCTAAAATATCTTCTGCTAAAACCCTTCCTATTTCACCTTTTTCTATCTGTCTTCTTTTTGCTTCGTTTTTAGACCTTTGATCTTGTTTTTCATTGAACAATGAGTAAAACTCATCTTTTTTAAACTCTATAGCCTCTAGGTCTTCTGAATGTTTCTTGGCATTTTTTAATTCTAATGCATCATATTTTTCATTTATTTCTATTCTTTTTAACCTGGCTCTTTCTTGTGCTGCGGTTATTATTGCTTCTCTTTCACTTCCTTGTCTTTTCTTTGCCTTTTCTATTGTATCTTCAAGTTCAAATTGAACTTTTAATAATTCTTTTGCTCTATCTGTTTCTTTATTTAGTAATTCAATTTCTCTATTTATAGACTTAAGAAGGTTATTAAAATTATCAGCATCTTTATTAGTGCCTTTTAATAAGTCTTCCAAGGCTTTCTTTAATTCAGGATCATCAACACTACGAAGTAATTCATTAATCTGACTATCTAATTCACTTATTTTTTTAACAGAGTTCTCAAAATTAGTATTTAAAAAGCCAAGCACATTCCCTATCCCAGTAAAAAAAC